AGAGGTCGGGGATCTGTTCACGGGGGAGGGGTTTTCGCCTGTTGATTGGTGGAAGCAGACTGAGGACAACCTGTTTATGCAGGATGTGATGCGTGATTGGGGGGTGGATCTTCCTGGCCCGTTGGACATGGTGGTGGGGTTGGGGTTCGACATTGCGTTTGATCCGATTACCTATATGACTGGTGGTATCGGGGGTGCCGGCCGTGCAGGGATGAGTGCCAACAAGTTGATAGATGTGATGTCGAAGGGTGCTGCCTGGTATGACGACATCGCTAAGGCTGGCGGTAAGGCTGGGGTGACGCAGGCGCAGGCTGTTCACAAGTCGAAGGTGTTGAAGGACGGTGTTACGGCTGTCGGCAGGTCGAATGCGATGCATTCGGCTGGCCGGGAGGCGTTGCAGGAGGTTGGTCTGCTGGGTCAGTTGGGGTTGTTTGTTCCGACGACGGGGCGTTTGGGGCGCGGGGTGCGTCTGGACAAGGTGTTGGACAAGGCGACCAGGGGCGGGATGACGGCTCGTCGTGCCCGGCAGGCGTCGAAGTTGCCGTACATCGGGGATCTGGCTCGACCGGTCGCAGGGAAGGCTGTGGATGATGCTGCTGAGGCGGTTGCCAGGTTTGGCCGTGAAGGACTGGAGGATGCCGCTGCGGCGGAAGCAAAGATCATTAGCCGGATGAAAGACATCTCCAAGGGTGTCGACCTGGGTGACATTCCTGACGATTTCTACACGGCGGCGGCACGGATGGCGTCGAGGATGCCGGTCGAAGCATTCAAGTTGCCTGGTTTCACCGGGAAAGTGTTGACAACTGTCGTCCCACAGTTCGGGAAGGGGAAGGCGGCTCTGTTCGATAGGAAGATTGCGGAAACGATCGACAAGTCGTTCAACACGAAGTCGAGCATCAAGCAGGGGTTGCGTAGCAAGGACTACAAGACGGTCCTGGAAGCGAACCGGGTGATGGTGAGCAACAGTGCGGGGTGGGCTGCACGCAACCGGTTCATGGATCTCATGTCGAAGGATGCGTTGGCTCTGCGTCGCAGGGCGCGACGGTTGGGGTTGGATCCTGAAACGGTCGACGACATGTTGAAAACACAGTTCTATCTGACTGATTCGTTGGGCGCCCAGGTTCTGGAGGAGGGCTTACCGGTCATCAATCCGAAGTTCCGGGAGAAGTTTGGTTCTGTCATGAGTCGGGCTGGTGACAGTGCAATATCGGATTTTTGGACTCAGGGCCGCAAGTGGATGGATGATGCTCTGATTCGAGCGAACATGTTCGGTGGGACCCAGTGGTTGGCTGCGAGCGCCGACGAGTTGTGGGTGATGCGTCGGGCGTTGGAGCAGGTGTATGACCCGACGATGCCGCGTAGGTTGATTCCTGGCGGCGAGTTCAGGGGTGTCCCGTTGGTGAACCAGATGGATGATCCGGCGAGGCGTACGATTGACGAGCAGATCAGGGCGATAGCGGATACAGAGTTTGGTGACGGGGCGCGTGAACTGTTTGATACGAACATCTGGAAGTCTATGGATGTGTATTTGAGCAAGATCGGGGAGGGGGTGCGTCGAGCGAAGATCATGAACTTGTTGGAGGAGGGGGGTATTGCGTTCAAGGATCCGTTGACTTGGATCAAGGGGCAGAAGGATGCCGCTCATAGCGCATTGAAGGGGCTTTACGGCAACAGGGGGGACGCGTTCGACGAGGTGTTCAAGGGTATTGAGCGTGGCCTGGATGTGGAGCAGGTCAAGGCGATGCGGATGGCTATTGCGAGGCGGGAGGGGGCGTCTGAGGTTGGGGCGCAGACGGCTGCGTGGGTCGCTGAGGTCGAGATTCTTGAAGCGAAACTGGTTGACATACAGGCCCAGTTGATGGAGGTAATGCGGGGTGTGAGCAGTAGGGCGCAGAGGTCGCGGCAGGCGCTGTACGACTTTATGACGCCTTTGTTGGAGGAAGCGTCGCTGGTCGGGTACCGGTGGAATCAGTTGAAGGCGATCAGCAGCATGTTGGCGCAGCAGCGGACTGCGGCGACGAGAACGATCGTTGACGACAAGTTGTTGGACGACTTGATTGAAAAGTTTGGCGATGTCGAAGCGCAGATGCGGCACCTGGTGGAGGAAGCGAAGTCGCTTGCCGAGGTGTCTAAGGATGTGCAAAGCATAAAGCGGTTGCTGCATGCTTTGCAGGCGCCGTTGAGCGAGTTGGATCAGCAGGGCTTGTTGGATGCGTTTCCTAAGGATTTGAAGATGCGGGAGTGGTTGGGAGATGTGTTCTTTTTCAGGGAAGTGTTTGACGAGACAAAGGTTACTGACGGCTGGTTTGGGAAGGACATCCTTGGGGAGGGGTTTGATGTACGCCAGGTGTACGACGATGATCGCCTGTTCCCTGATATTGGCAGCATCTACCGGGATTACAACGGGATTGATGTGGCGAAACTGCCGCGGTGGATGCAGGAGGCTGACAATAGTTGGCAGGAGGTGTCCGCTGCGTATGAGGGTGCCAGGTCGCGGGGGCATAATCACGGGGTGAAACTGACTGAGTGGCAGCAGCGTCAGGCGTTGGCTGGCGGTGTGTTGTTGTCTCAGGATTCGCCGTTTGTGCGGGTCGAGGCGACGTTGCGGGATGGTGTGTGGGCGAGGAATGTTTCTGGTGGCGCTGAGGTGGCTGAGGGTGAGCCGTTGAGGTGGTCGAAGGGGCCGTCTGAGGGGGTGTTTGGTGCTTCACGGCGGGGGCGGGAGCCGAAGTTTTCGATCCCGTCGGAGGAAGAACTGGAGTTGGCGCACGCTCCGGCCAGGATCACTTATCAAGATCCGGCGAAACAGGCGGCACGACGAAGTCAAGAGGAACTGACTGAGGAAGCAATCCAGGCGGCAACGGGTATGACGTTGGAGGAACGCCAGGCGTTGCGCCGCCGGGAGTGGAAGGAGTGGACTGACGCCGGCAAGCATGTCGGAGCCAAACCGCGCACGACGATGCCTGGGGAGACTGCGATGTCGGTGCAGGTCGTCGATGGCGAACGAATTATTGACGTTTGGACGATTGAGCCGACTGGCAGCGTGCGAACGGTTGAGGAGTTCGGCAAGCGGGTCACTAAGTGGGTTCGTGACGGCTGGGTTGTTTCGGTGAATGGTGTACCGGTGGCTGATGTCGGCGTCGGTGGTGGGGTGGTCAAGACCTTGAAGGAAGCGAAGGAGGTGGCGCAGGCGGAGGCGGCGAAGCGTTCGGGTAGGTCGGCTGCTGATCGTATGGCGGAGATCCGTGGCACCGGGCGCGAGGTTGACCCGGAGTTGGAGGCTTTGTGGGAGGCGGAGAATCTGGCGAAGGGGGCGGATGATGCGCCGCCTTCACCCCGCATCACGCCTGGGGCAGTAGCAGCCGCCGCAGAGGCGGATGCGGTCTTGGAACGGGTGCCTCAGGGGCTCACCGAAATCCAGGGTTTGCTGTGGCGGGCCGGGAAACCTCTGGGCGACGACTTGGCTTTGGACGCTGAGAAGATTTTGGGTAGATACCCTGGCATGAGGTCACTCCAAATGTGGGGGGGGTACTTCAACACCCCTGGTCTGGATACGACGTTGAAGTATGTGCAGGAGGCGTACCCCGCGTGGACCCAATCGCGTCAGAAGGCGTATGCGAAGAACTTGGCGGAGTATTTGCAGGAAGTAAACAAGGGTCTTGCTGATGCACGGAAGTTGTTGCAGGAACTATCGCCCTACGCAGCGACATTTGCCGGGAGGGCAACCATCGCTGCCTACCCGGTTGCGACTTTGCCGGCAGAGCAGGTCCGCCGGTTGGCTGCGGAGGCGGCGATGGCGGCCGGGTTGCCGGCGAGGCGTGCTGCGGCACGCCGCAAGGTGTTCGCCATGTGTACGAAGGCGAAGTGCGAGTTGGCGGAAGGTGCCACGGTCGCTGCCGAGGATCTTTACACGGATGAAACGTTCAAGTTTATGAAACGCCAGATCGACATTAGTGACGCCGAGTTGGGTGGCATTATTTCTGCGAAGCACGGGGTGTTAGATCCGGCTGAATTGGTTGAAACGTACGATGTGCAGTTGCCTAAGACGGGCGCTAAGGAAGTTGTCGCTGGACCGGAGCAACTACAGAAGTTTGTTGATCTTGTGGGGGATGCGGAGGAACTGTTCTTTTACGGTTCTGCCAAGTACCGGGTATTGATGCGGGATCTGTTGGAGAGGGCGCAACAGCGCGGCATGTTGAGCCAAGAGGTTCGTATTGTCGAGCCCACGGGAACGGGAAAGCGCGGCGGCCCTGCAGGCAGCGGGGAGATCAAGTCGAGTTTCAGTCAGTGGGCTGGCGAAACGGGGGCACCCAGGATTCATGAGATTCCTGCGGAGGCGGTCACACCGCCTCCGGCGGCGGTCACACGGCCTCTGGCAACGACTGACGAAACCGCTGCGTCGATCACGGCGAGGCGGATGGATCTCGAAGCACGGTCGGAGGCAGCGTTCGAGCAGGACGATTACGTGGGCAGTCTCGACGACCTGAGACATGTAATCGAAGACTACGAACTCGACCTGGAGGCAATCGAAGTCAACCGGCAGGACGATCTTGCCGGGGTGGTACGCCCGGAAATCTGGAGCGGGGAGCCCGTCGGCCGCACCGCCGTGGTTTTAACCGGCGACGATATACAGGCGCTGCCTGGAGAAACCCGTTCTGCCGCAATCAACCGGTTCCACGACGAACAAAAGCGTCGCGTCGAATACATCCTTGACCAGAAGCGGGCCGAAATGACCACCTTCGAGCCCGGTGCGGCGGCTGCGGAGGCGGTTACGCCTCCTACTCCCCGTGAAGAGGATTCGATTCGTCGGATTAAGATAGCGGCGGAGGCGGTCACACCGGCTCCGGCAGCGGCACGGGATCCGTTCGCTGACACTCGCCTGCGTATCAGCAGGGAGGAAGGCGACGCGCTGATAGAACAGTCACCCGCACGGCCAAGCGATCCTCAGCCAGGGTTTACGGAAGCAGATGCTCTCGAACTCGAAGCCGTACGGTACGACATGCGTGACCGCGTCGTGTGGAGCAAGGAGGCCGGACAGGCGTATGTGGCCGATATGCGGCCAGTTGTCGAACGCCCCGTCAGAGGACGCGGTAAGGAGCCTCACCGGATTTCGCTTCGCATCAGGAAAGAAGGTGGGACTTGGAATGTTTATGTGCTTGAAACGCCGGTGGAGTTCCAAGAGTTTGGTGAAGCAGCCCAGGCGTTAGCCCGCAGACTGAAGGGGACGTATGCACACCAAGCGTTCGAGCCGACCGTCCAGTGGAGCAGCAACCGGCCCGCCCCGTGGGAGCAGCGGTTCGCAGGGGTTTCGGATGCGGGTGCTGAAGGAGGGACAGGGGGTTTCCGCACGCTGAGGGACGCTAAGGCGTTCGCGGAGAAAGAGTTGGATCTCATTATGTGGGATGCGCCGACGCCGACGCTTCGGACTTCGCGTGAGATTGCGGCGGAGGCGGTTACGCCGCCTCCGACCGTGGTGGACCGGATGCCTACCTGGATGGACAGTCAACTGGATGAGTTGACTGAGGCGCTCCGTGCTAAGCGCGAGGCGGTTACCCCTCCGCCAGCAGCGGCGGCACCTACACCGCCTCCGGCTGCGGCGGCTACCAGGGCGCCGGATCCGTCGGGAATGTACGGCCCGAAGGGCGCCCCCAAGTTCGAACAGGTGATCGTGCGTACGCCTTTCGGTGATTTCCGGTTGCAGTTCACGGGGAAGCGGACCGGTCAGAAGGTGAAGATTCTGGATGCTCCGGCGGCGTTGGCGGCTTCGCCGGCGAAGACGGGGCCTGCGGTGCCGGGAACACGGGCGCCGTTGGGGCCGGGTGTCGAGTTCAAGAACTATGCGGCGGCGGAGAGCAGGATCGACGAGTGGGCGCAGGAGGTCTTTGAGAAGCGTTGGACCGGTGTCGACGTTGGCCCTGAGGAAGCATTCCCGACCGATTTTGCCCAGGGTGCGGTGGGGCGTTTGTTGGCGGATCCTGCCCGGCAGGGTGGGGTGCGGCAGGCGTTGGCGACGTTGACGGGTCGGACTGAAACGACGGCGTTTTCTGGTATGCAGGGTTTGTCGTGGACTGGCGAGTTGGAGGAGGCTATTATTCGAGCCGGCTATCGTGACTACGTTCACGATCCGCTGTTTCGCGAGTTCGCTAGAATGGTTCGTGTAACTGGAGCGGCCGAAAAGGACGAGATTTTGGAGCCGCTTTCCGCTGCGGCGGAAGCCTTGCGGCGCGATGACCCTTACAACTGGAAAGAGTTTAGCCGCGCCAGAGGCTATTCTGAACAGGAAATAGCAGACTTTGAGCGATACCTCGATCTGGAACGGCAGGTAACGGCGAAGTATCCAGAAGATCCAGACCTTACGTTTGGGCTGGTACACAATCTGCAAGAAGTGGCTCCAGATCTACAGGACTTGCTCGAAGGCAATATTCCGATGTGGCAGTTCCCGTTGGATCAGAGAATGGCGATGACGGAAACGGAGCGTCGCCTTCTGACCGAATCGGAGCGTTTGACGCACCTGGCGTACGCTTCGGAGCATTACAGGCAGGCTGAGGCGGCGATGGCGGCCGGGTTGACGTTGGAAGCGGAGATCGCGACGATGCAGGGGCGGATAAGGCAACTGGCTTCCCAAACAGAAGCCATCCAGGCGGTATACGATGCCGCTGCCCCGGCTGCGGCGGCGGCTGGAAGGGCCAAGAACGAGGTGTGGCCGGCGGATGTGGTGGAGTTGTTCGATGGGACTCGTTCTGAGATAGACGACTTCCAGGAGGCGTTGCGTAAGTTCAACGCGACCCGCACCAGGAACCTGTTCAATGAAACATTGACGCAGCAGACGGCGGCACAGTGGGGGCCGAATACGAGCAACCCGAAGTGGTCGAGGGGTTGGATAGCGCCGTTGTCGGAAGACGGAGGCGAAGCGCCGCTGTTCGAGATGTTGAACGCGTTGTTCAAGACGAGTTCGTCGACCGGCGATTTCCACGGGTTCTTGAAGTGGTACGACAAGTTCCTGAACTATTGGAAGGCGCAGGCGGTGTCGACGCCGGGGTTCGTTATCCGTAACGGCCTGGGTGGTTCATGGTTGTCGTACGCGTTTGGTTTGATGGAGTTGGGTTCGACGAACAAGTTCGCCGGGGTGTTCCTCAAGGCGTCGAGGTTGGGTGAAGGCAACGCTGTCAAGGGTGTCGACGAGATGATTAAAGCACTTGGGGTAAGCAAGAAGAAGTCGGTGGGGGTCGGGTTTGGTTCCCGTGTCGACATCAACGAGTTGCGTACTATCCGTCGTGTTCTCGACAGCGGCATCGTCGGTGGCGGCCAGGTCATCACTGAGGTTGACAGGAATGTTGCTATGAGGCTTGTCAGGGAGTCTCGTAACCCGCTCACCAACCAGCCGATCGATGTGGTGTTCAACCCGGCTTCGACGGAGTTCGCTCCGTTCCGGTTTATCCGGTCAGCGAACGAGCAGATGGAAACGGTGTTGCGTGGCGCTCTGGCGTTCGATGTGTTGCAGAAGGGTGGTTCGATCGGGGATGCTGCCGGCCAGGTCTACAAGTTCCATTTCAACTATGCGGATTTGACGGGCACGGAACGGAAGATGCGGCGTGTCATTCCGTTCTGGACCTGGCAGAAGAACGTGGTGCCGATTCTGGTGGAGAGCCTGGGGAAGCATCCGTATGCATGGGGCCGGTTGCAGCAGGTGAAGGGCAATCTGGAACTCCAGTCGAAGGAGGAGGGGGTGGTGCCGGATTATTTCCTGGAGAACATGGCGATCCGGTTGCCGTGGAAGATCAACGACTACCAGTCGTATTGGATTCCCGATCTGCCGTTCCGTGATCTGAACCGTCTGATGAAGGAGCCGGGTTCGATCACGCGGGTGTTCGCTGAGTCGGCTGCGCCGCCGGTGAAGGTGCCGTTGGAGATTTGGGCGGGGAAGCAGTTCTTCGCTGACCTGCCGTTCAGCGGCAGGTATCAGCAGGTTCCTCCGGTGTACGCCAAGTTCCCTTTCCTGATGGAGGCTTTGGGTTTGGCTGGGAAAGCCAAGAAGGACAAGAAGGGGGAGTATAAGATGCGGGACCAGGATCTCTACATGTTGGATAGTTGGATGCCGTTCTTGTCTAGGTTCCGTAGGTTGTTGCCGAATGAGAGCCGCTATTCGCGGCGGGTGGCGTCGACTGTGGTGTCGACGGTGTTCGGCACGCAGGTGCGGATCAATGATCCGCATGAGAAGCGCAACCAGATTCTTCGGAATGATCGTGCGTTCGAGGAGAAGATGCGTGATCTGATCGATATCGAGATGAGGGTTCGATGAAGCCGTTGTCGGAAACGCGGGGGGTTGTGTCGCGGGTCGAGTGGGGGGCGCGTGGCCCGGCGAAGCCGTTTCGTGCGTTGTCTCCTGGCCGGGTGAAGGGCGTGGTGTTGCATCACAGCGGCGTGAAGGATGGCCCGTCGGGGGTTGCGGCGGTGAAGGCGTTCGAGTCGTATCACATGGATACCCGCAAGTGGGATGCGATCGCCTACAACTGGCTGGTGGATTCGTCTGGTGCGGTGTTCGAGGGGCGTGGTCCTGGTGTGCGTGGTGCTGCTACGAAGGGGTGGAATGCCCGTTCGGAATCGGTGTGCTATGTGGGGTGGGGGTATGATCGGGTGCCGGATGTGGCGTTGAAGTCGATTATGGCTGTCATTGATGATGTGCAGTTGCGGTATGGGGGTTCGTTGTGGGTGCGGGGGCATCGGGATGTGTCGTCGTCGACCTGTCCCGGCAGGTGGTTGCATGACTGGTTGACGGATGGTGCCCGTGTGGATCAGGGGCCGCCTTCCGACATCGACTGGGCGGGGATTGTGGCCTATCTGACGGCTCTTGGGGGCCGTGTGGCGGCTTCTCCCCTGTCGTGGCGTCGGCGGAGCCGTGGAGAGGCTGTACGGGCCGCTCAGAGCCGTTTGAGGGACCGCGGGTACGACCCTGGTCCCGTGGACGGGATCTATGGTAGGCGTACAGCCGGCGCTGTGAAAAGATTCGAGAAGGCTATGGGCTTCCTGAAGCCCAACGGCGTCCTCGACGGCAACACCTGGACGGCACTGTTCTTCGTATAGAGGGACACCCCACCCATCTAATAGGAGGTACCCACATGCCGAAGGGCAAAGGTTACGGAACATTCGAGAAGACGTTCGGATCGCAGGACGAGCAGCCCTACGACTCGACATCGAGCGAGAACATGCACGCCATGAGCGGCAAAGCGAAGAAGGACGCTGCGTATCTCCGCAAGACGAAGTTGGGGAACGCCGCCCACGGTGGCCGTCCCTTCGGGAAGTGAGCGACATGCGTGACGGCAAGACCCCCAAGGCTGTGAAGGCCGACCAGGTGCTGGTCACCTCGGTGAAGACCGGCGGCGGTATCGGTTCCGTCGGTTCACCCTCAAAGAGCGGCGCCCGTAAAGCCTTGTACGACTGATGCCAGGCAAGAAGAAGCCTCGCCGCCCAAGGTACTGACATGCCCCTCAAGAAGGGGTCCAGCCAGGACGTAATCGGTCACAACATCGGCAAGTTGATTACCGAAGGGTATCCCCGTGACCAGGCTGCCGCTATCGCCTACGACAAGGCAAACAAGTCGAAAGGGAAAAAATGAGAAACATGTTAGAGAGAGCAGCGTGGACCTTTTGCCAGGGATTCCTGGGAGTGTTCCTGGTCAGCGACCTGTCCACAGGTCGCGGTGCGATCGTAGCCGGCGTCGCCAGCGCCCTGTCCGTCGTCAAGACGTACGCTCAAGACAAGATCTCGTAATGGACGACCTCGATGCCAAATGGGGGAACTTCATGGCATCCAGCGGCGTTCAACTAGAAGAAGACATCCTGCAATCCCTACAGGAAAGCCGCCACATCCTCGACATCGAGGACGGCACCCACGCTTCCTGGTACGACAACCGCCTCGGGACACTGCTGGTGTTCCAACACGACGAAGCACTCAGCATGATCGGTGCGTGGCACGACGCAGACGGCGGCGACCTGATCGCCCTGTCCCGCGTACTCAGGTGGGTGGGCGGCTTCATGGACATGCTGGAACAGTGCCTGATGCTCTACGATTCGTTCGACGACGAATAGACGCCAAGGCGGCGCTGAACCAGCGCCGAATCCGCTAACTCGTCTTGTAGTTTCTGAACAATCCGGTCACGCCTGCGCGCCAACGTCGTCTTCGGAACACCCAAGACCCTTCCGACGAAACGCAAACTAAGTTTCACTTTCGTCAACATCAAGAAGATCCACCGTTCTTCCTCGGTGAGAGAATCCAACGCATCGGCCAGGATCTCCCGCAACTCGTCCTGTTCCTCGATGCTTTCTTCCGGCTCATCGAACGGAGCGACACGCATCAACGCGTCGTAAACAGTTTGTGGCCTACGGCGATGCCAATGCCGGGAAGGCGAACCTTCCGATGCCGGCCCCAACAGGGAATCCAACAGGTATGGGTCTGCTGTCCATGCTCCCCGCTCCGCCCTACTCAACAGCCGGCTGATTCAGAAACTGCTCCCCGATGACCCTGGTGTTCTCCGGGTCGTAATGCGCGGGATCGCCCTTCTCCCACGCCTCGTCGTAGTCGATCCAACCCAGGATGTCGACGACACGGAACTCCGGCGGCACAGGCTGCACCACCCACAGCACCAGCCCCTGTTCCAACTGGCGTCGGCGTACAGCCGCGTTGGTGCTGGTCCGCACCCGACGCACCTCGATGTTGTGGCCCACATCCGGCAGATGCTTGTAGTTCTTATGCTCCGACTTGTGCCACACATGCCCAGGCCAATACTGGTTCGTGACCTTCGCCACCGCCAGTTCCCCCACCGATGCGGCAGCCAGAGCGGTGCGGTTGTCCTCCATGCGCTTCTTGTCGTAAGAAGCGGCATCCGCCTTGCCCCAGTTCTCGATGAAACGACGGGCGCCAACATGCAACGCGTGTTCGTATTCCCACGGATCTAGTTCAACCTGGATCATTTCTTCTTTCCAATCAGACGATGCACCTGGCGGTCATCGTCGTAGGCGTGACCGTTCAAAGCGTCCTCGACGAGTTTCAGATAGTTGGAAACGTCGCCTCGTAGCGACGACTGCTCCATCTCCATCGGAGTCAACGTGATCGTTATGCGATCCTTCGAGAAGGCGCACGCCAGAGACACGGCGCCCTCGAACTTCGGTCCCTTGTACGCATCAGCGATCACCTGCTCTGCGTCGACCGTTCCCTTCGGCGTGTAGGTGCGTCCCTTCCCGAAGCGTGGACGCCCCTTCGCCTTCGGTCGGGTACGAACCGTGAACCGGTATGTGTCAGGGTTGGGGGCCATCAGAGCGCCTCCAGGGTGTGGTTGCGTGCATTGGTCACAAGTTCCTCCAAGCGTCGATCACGGTCGTTACGGCCAACAAACTTTCCGACCCGGTCGTCAAGTTGGGTCGTCAGATGCAACACCATGTAGTCGCTGTAGTTCTGCCGAAACAACGAACAGGCGAAAGAATACAGGGCGTTGGAACGATCCTCCCGAATGTCGCCGTCCCAGATCCTGCGGGCGATGTACCCGAAGTCTGAATCGCTGCGGGTTCTGACCTGCTCCACCTGAGCGATCGGCTTCGAGTGCCGCTCCTGGTACAACGCGTGGATGGAACGGATCGCATGGCTGCTCGCCCTCGACTCCCACGCCATCTCGACAAACGTGTCCAACGGAAGCGGCGTGTCATCGTCGTTGACGATGACCTGCCGGCCAGGGTTCCCCATGTTCGGATACGGCAACAGCAGACAGTTCCCGAAACCCTTCCCATCCAACGCCGTCTGCTTCGGATAGACCTCCTTGGTGGGTACGTCCAACAGCCGGCACGCCCCCATCATGGCCTCACGGCCGAACTCGGCGGTCAACGGCTGCCGCAGGTACACCCACACATGGAAGCCCTTCGACCTGGACCGTTCAATCCAACCATAGACATTGAACCGTTCCAACAACCGTTGCAGGTTGCAGGCGTGAATGAAATCAGGTTCGCCCTCATCCAGGTCGACAGCCAACCAGTTCACATACCATTCAGCGGTACGCTGGTAGTCCTTCCTGAACAACGGATACACGCCGATCGGGGGTTCCCCCTCCAGGTGCTGCCGGATCGCATCCTCATACGGCTCACCGACAGCGGAGAACGCCTCCCCCTGAGAATCGACAAGCGGCCGGATGCCGTCATAGTTGATGGCAACCCGGCCGCCCTGGTGTAGGCGAGCGAAAGTCTCGACTACATCCATCGGTCGTCCGAAGGAATATCGGATTCGTAGTATTCACGCACCAGCCCGCAGTGCGGATCCATGAAGTAATCCACCGGAGGGTTGGTGGTGTGGCACGGTGGCCGCTTGTTCTTGCAGAGATCCAACGAAATGGATACGGAATGGATGCGCTGCTGATAGTCGTCGAGTTTCGCCAGATCCCGCTTGCGGAACACATTCAACTGGAGGATCGCATACTCGTCGGCGTTGAACTTGCCGTCGTCCATGCCCCTCGACGTACCCCTGGTCGAACTCTTACCTGACTGGTGAACCAGACCGACGGGAAGGTTCTCCGTTTCGGCCCACTCCTTCACACCTTTCAGCACCGACGACACGCCCTCATAACCTGACGCTGCCGGCAACTGCTCCAGAAAGTCGATCATCACGAACCGGGGGCGGATCTGCCAGAAGTCCTCACACTCCGACAGGGCCACACTCATCTCGTTAAACGGGAGAGCGGAAGGAAATATCTTGACCCGATCCAGCATCTCTTTCGCTTCCTCGATCTGCTCAAGGTACGTCGGATCGGAAGCCTGCAACGCTTCCTCCACATCAGCCAGGTTCTGCAAGTACAGCAAAGCGTACAGTTTGCTGATGACGAGAGTCTCCGGCTCATCCGGCGTAAAGATCACCGCCCGAAAATCTGGATCCTCGTTCAGGTTCTTCGCTATGGCCGACAACAGGACAGCAGACTTGCCGCTATGGGCACGACCCGTCACGACCAGCACATCAGACGGCCACACGCCACGCATCTTGTTGTCGATGTCGTCCAACCCCAGGAAGAACCTGTCGTGGCTCCCCGCAGCGTATTCCACCCATTTGTCTACCGCCTTGTGGCTGGGCTGGAAGTAACGGTAGTTGCGGCCAGACGGCTGAACATCGACACCCTGCAATCGGGCATCGATGTCAGCCGCACTGAGCGCGACGGGTGAGGTATCCGTCACCTACTGACTGTTGGCGTAGGTGTACTGCTGGAGTGCCGGCCGGCGGGTATCCCACTCGAAGTCGACGGCGTCGGCCTGGGTCTGGCCGGCGGCCTGATCCCACACCTTCAACGGGACGTTGCTGTCACCGTCGTTGACCCAGATCCCCACGTTGTTGGACACGTTCACCCCCATGTGGGTGAACGCCTCCTTCATCACGGAGAAGTTCGGGAAGTTCTTGCCGCTCTTGGCAAGATCGGTGGAACCGTCAGCGTGTTCCTTCACCTCGAACACCTTGATGGTGCCGCCGTTACCGTCCGACCACTCGTTCGGCTGGAATGCCAGCAGGTTCCACGCAGCCTGCTTCTCGTCGGCCCCCTTGCCGACACAGAAGTCGACCCGCGGGTACACCTTGCGGCCCACCTGGGCGCCAGCAGGCGCCCCTCCTGCCGGCCTGGGGACCGGGGCGGCAGCCACCGACTGCTGCGTCGGACCAGCCGGAGCCGGAGCGGCAGCCGGAGCGGCAGCCGGAGCGGCTCCAGGAAACGCAGCAGTCACCGTTTCCAGAGCGCAACGCTCCACCAGATCGTTGTGGACCGTTTCAACGGTAGCCAGATACAGGTCAGCGTTCCCGCTACCGGCGCAGACTTCACCTGCGACCTTTGCGGCAACTTGGGCAACAATGGAAGCATCTCTCCCACTCATAAGCATTTCTCTCTCTCTCCCTTTACCAGGGTGTAGAGCCAAGGTGTTTCCCTCGGCATTCACCGGCCTGCCAGACGGGGCACCACTTCGGTGAGCAATGCCATCCCGCCCAGCGCAACGGCCAGACCTTCAAATCAGATTGTATAAGAGCAGCCGCCGACCAGCATAGATCCCGTAATGCCTCGGTATCGGGATCCCTCCGCTCGATCCTGATGGTGTGGACCTTGCCCTTCACCAGACACACCAGATCGAAGTACGGCACCCCCAATGCGAAGCAGTAGACGCTGGCCTGGAGGTTCCACCGCTTCTGCTCCCACGGCTCGTACGCCCGGCTCGGGTTCTTCCAGTCGACGATCAGGTCGGGCTGCACCCAGTCGGCGGTGCCGGTCAGCACCAAGCGTACGCCGTCACGTTCATCCAGGACGGTGCGGAACTCCTGCTCGACACCAGTCGGAACCAGCAGATTCGGAAAGACTTCTTCATGCCACGCAACAAGATTCTTTCGGGCAACATCCACCACCGTTTCAAACTCATGTCGCCATACTTCAACGCCGCCGGCAAGATCAGAAGTAATCGAATCCATGTAATCAGATGCTTCTTCAATAGAAACCCTGTTACCGGTGTGCATTAGTTCTTTACCGCAATACTCGATAGCGGCATGAACCATATTGCCTCGCAGCATGTCGCTGCTTTCCTGCGAACGTACAAGCCCCAGCCGTTCCTGGCGGGCCTGCTCTGGACAGTTCGAGAAGGTGTTCAACCAACTCTGGCGTATCGGAATCTCAATCATGGGAACAGTATGGCACATGGCTGTGACAGCCGGTGGCCGGCACCGCCTCGGAGAGGAAAGACGGTGCCGGCGGGAACCGGCCCCCGTTACCCCCAACCCCCCCTAAAGGGGGGTTGGGGTACGGTACCCGGTCAAGCATACAGCGGGGCGTCACCCACGATGGGGATGACATCCGACAGCGACACGCTGTGCATCCGCTCATCGATAGCCCGGTTCAACAGTTCGTGGGAACGAACCCGACCGACACCGGCCAGGCGACCCACCTCGGCGCCGTTACCTATCTCCAGTTGGGCATCTAACATTGCCTGCCGGCGCACGAAAGCGACGGCAGTTTTAAGTGCTTCCAGGTTGTGCGCTATCTCCGCAGAAACACGCAAAACCCGTTCGTAATCGTCGCCGTATTCATCCAAATGTTTCCGCATCGCTACGCCGAAAGCAACTGGTTCCGGTAGCAGATCAGTACCGAAAACATAGACAGGATCTTTCCCGTTACCGCAGACTCCCATCGCCTCATCCATTCCGTTGCGGAACGTGGACGGCATGACGCAACTCCCGGTCCAACGCTTCGATCAGATCCCGAATGCGGTCGATGGCCGCCGGATCAAACCGGTCGGGCTTCGCCACCATGTCAGAGAACGGGGCATGGACACCCAGCAGCACACGCTGGGCATCGCGGAGGCGGGCCTCCAGGGTTGGGACGGGATTCAGAAACTCCCCGTCAGGATCAGTTGGTGTCGCCACGGTTACCTCCCGGCGATAGATGGCTTCAATGAATAGGTTGTTGCCTCTACCTGTACGGTAGATGTGTCCCACTTCGAGGCGCCGTTACCCCCAGGTGGCGGGTCAACGCCTCCACCTGCTGGCGCAGCATGTCGATGTCCCTCTTAAGGGAAAGGATCAACATGCGGTCAGATTCGTGGTCATCCCACCGGCCCACGGAAACCGGAAAGCCCTTCTCCCTCATGCCTACTCCACCTCCGTGAGACAGATACGAACCAAGCACTCGTCATCGTTGGGCGCCGTGTCCACATGTGAAACATGGAGAGTATTGCTATTGCTCATGAACCCGGTCCCATCCAGGATCGCCTGCCGCAGGTCGACTTCAGTCAGCAGCAACTCGTACTGCCGCATCGTCGGTTTCTTCGTTACCTTCATCGTGTTCCTTTCGGTGTCGTGCGGCCACCCTTCGGCCGCATGTTGTGTGGCTTCTTACGCTTCTTACTCATAACTCATTCCTCTCATCGTCGTACAGAACATCCGTCCCCTTGAAACAACCGGCACACACATCGACGTAACCGTCATGGCACACCACCCGCAGTTCCTCGTCGAGGTCGATGCGCTCACCACACCGCTCACACTCACGGCAGGCGCACAGCACACACACATCACCCAACCGCATGTCAGGTTCCTCGCCGGCCTTCACCGACTCGCAGGTGCCTTCAGCCACGTTGACGCAGCCGGCCCACTCTGCCCGCAGTCGAGCAGCGTCCCTGTCCCGTTCGGCCAGGAGACTCTTTCGAGTCATCGTTTCAACGACACCCGTCGGATCAATACTCACAGCGCCTCCCAACATGTCGGACACAGATACCAATGGAACGAGCCCCTGTGCTTGCGCCGAGCCTGAATCAGCAACTCCCGGTCGCCCACCGACAGCGACGGAAACATCGCGTCGACCGCCGGTGACCCCACCGCCATGTACGCCTCCAACGACTGCTCCGGCACCTCGACAGAATCGACACTGTCACAGGTCCGGCATCCCATCTTGACCTCAGACACCTGGCACCCCCTCACGCCGGTCACGATACGACCGGAAACCCTCGCCCACCGTCATGCAGTAGGCACCACTGAAACAATCCCAGGTCTTGCCATCGTCCGATGCCATCAACCAAGTGACATACGGATGGTGATAGGCGCTGGACACGGCCAGCACCAGACCCAGGTGGGGCCGTTGACCCCGTCCCCCACGCCAAACGTGGTGGATGATCGGTTTAGCGCCATTGCGTAAATGAATCATGTCTCTCCTTCGTCGTCGTAGACCCCGACCGTACGCCAGAAAGCATCCACCGTGCACCGACATTGACTCGTATAGACTGTCAACCGTCGAGCCACCACCGGCCCGACACAACCAAGGAGAGACAAGACATGCATGAGATAACCGGACGCGACCACGTTTTGCTCGTCGAGGGTCACCCCCTGAGTGGCATGGGCAACTGGCACGGATTGGCAGAGACAGTCGGCTGGTCGTCCAACCAGCAGGGGCTCTACGTCGAGGACGTACGACACGTGCTGGGCGTCGGAGCCTGGGAGGTCCAAACCGTCCCCCTAGCAGACGCCCGCACCGAGCCGCCGACCCTCATCGACGGCCATGTCGGCATCGCCTGCGGCAACCAACCGCCGCACTACTTCCCGACCAAGCAGTACGGCGTACTCCAGAACAAAGAACTGGTGTCCCTGGCCAACGTCTTCAAGGAAGCAGCCCTCATCGAGCGAGGCGTCGACCTGCCGATCCTGTCGGCGGGCACCCTGCGTGACCGCCGCATGGCGTTCGTATCCGTCGGCGTCCCCGACGACGCAGCCCTCGACGGCCTGCCCGCAAGGAACCACGCCATGAACCTAGGCACCAGCCACGACGGCACATGCGCCCTCGTCGGCTGTCTCGCCTCCTACATTGTCGTGTGTGCCAACACCTTCAGGGCGAGCCTCCTGGGACAGGCTCCACAGGAGATCTACGTCAGGCATACGCAGGGGATCGAAGACCTAGCCGAGGCCAGGGCGATCCTCCGAGGGATGCTGTCCGCAGCAACAGCGACCGACCTCGCCATAGCGCGGCTGCTCGACACGACCTACAAGGCCCGCAACCTGTGGGACGACCTCACCACACAGGTCTTCCCCCAGGTGTACGTCCAACCTGACGACGAGAAAGGCTGGACCGCAGCCCACACCAAGCAGGAGCGTCGCGTCGAGGCCATCCAAGAGGTCTACTACTCAGACCTCGTACCGAGCGACACGTGGGGCACGGCTTGGGCAGCCCTGATGTCCTGTCAGGGCTGGGAGCAGCACGAACGAACCACCCGCACCGCCAAGGGCCAGCAGCCACGCCACCGGGCAGCACTGGCCATGCAGCGGACAGTCGCCTCGTCCAACGGGAGCGGCTACCCGCTAACCGACGCCCTGATGGGCACAGACCTCGATGGCCTGCAGGGCGCCAGCCTGAAAGAACTGGTGAACGCATGAGCATGACCCCCGAGCAAACAACGCAGACGGTCGAAGACCTACTACAGGCACTCGCAACAGCACTGCGTCCATACCTCAACCTCGAGGCTGTCGACATGACCGACGAGTTCGACGACCTGTTCGTGGCAGCAGTCAGCCGCCACAACATCCTCGACTCGATCAACTTCGACCCGAGCGACTACGAGATCATCACCCATGACGACATCGGGGACTGCATCGACAACCACCTAGCGTACAACTCCGAATACGCCACCCTGGACAACGTCCAAGAGTGGCTGAGTTCAATCAACTGGAGGAACGCATGACCGCACGCACGTTTACCTCCCTCGATGCGCTCGACATCATGCAGGCACTAACCGAGCGGACCACCTGCCCCCGGTGCGGCATCCCCGGGACCATGCGTCGACCCGTCGAGGTCAACGCCCTGTCCAGGCACACCCGCGGCGAGTCCGACGCCCCGCTGTACGTCTGCTCGACCTGCGGACAGGATGAAGCAATGGAGCAGGCATTTGCCACGCTGCTACCGGTAGCGAAGTGGGC